GAGGTGGCTGCAGACCAAGCAGAGAAGTATGGCTGGCTCGCAGTGGAGTGCCTCAAGGCGGCAGGTTTGGAGTTCAACCTCCGATGTCCCCTTGACGGAGAATACAAAGTTGGAACAACGTGGGCAGAGACTCACTGAGGTAAACGTATGAAGAGCGTGTACACATTAGTCTCTGACATCTACAAACTGATGGAGACGAAAGAAGTAGCAGAAGGCGTGGACCTAGAGTCGCACATCGAGCTATTCGGTGAGAACGTCAAGGACCTCATGCGTAAGGAGTTTGGTGAGAAGCGAAGTGACGGACGTAAGCTACGCATGTCCAACATTGGGCGAGAAGACCGTTACCTCTGGAATGTCTACAATGACGTAGAGAAGTCCGACGACATACAGGGTCATACCTATGTCAAGTTTCTTTATGGTCACCTCATTGAAGAGATGCTATTGTTCCTAACTAGAGCCGCAGGTCATGAGGTAACGGATGAACAGAAAAAGTGTGAAGTTAATGGCATTACAGGTTCGATGGACTGTAAAATCAATGGTATTGTTACTGACGTTAAGAGTGTGTCAACTTATGGGTTTAGGAAATTCAAAGATGGTACACTGGCTTATGACGACCCATTTGGCTACGTGGCTCAAATTAAAGGATACGCATATTCAGAGGGTGCTTCTAAATTTGGATGGTTAGCTATGGACAAGCAGAATGGTCATCTGACGTACCTTATGTACGATCAGGAGGACACTCAGGCCCCTGTCTATGACCTTATCAGCTATGACATATCGGAGCGCATTGACCACGTAAAAAAGCTAGTGGAGCATCCAACCCCACCCGACGTATGCTACGGCACTATCGCAGATGGAAAGAGTGGGAACCAGAAACTCGCCGTCGGATGCTCCTACTGTTCCTACAAAAAGGTATGTTGGCCTACCGTTCGCGCCTTCGCCTATTCTTCAGGTCCAAGATATTTAACGGAGGTTGTTAATGAGCCGAAGGTCCAAGAAATCACGCTTTCGTAGCACATTTGAAGAAGACGTTTCTAAACTACTAAAGGGTTTTGACTATGAGCCGTTCACCGTCCCCTACACCATTCAGCGCAGTTATCGTCCTGATTTTGTTCACAGCGCCTCTGGTGTTCTCGTGGAGTGCAAAGGATACTTTAGAGACGGAGACACCAAGAAGTACACCAGTGTCAGAGATAGTTTGCCAGCAGGACAAGAACTAGTGTTTGTCCTCATGGCACCTAACAAGAAGATACGCAAGGGGGCTAAAATGACTATGTCAGAATGGTGTGACAAAGAGAACATTTTATGGTATACTATAGAGACACTACAGGAGTTGATTGACCATGTCGCTAACACTAGAGGAAGTTAAGGAACGCCTCTTGAAAACCTTTGACCCAGACGACCTACTGGAGGCCCTACAGATAACCTCAGAGCAGATACTGGAAAGGTTTGAGGACAAGCTAATCAACAGACTGGATGTGTTTGAACAAGAGCTAGAGGAGGAAGAAAATGAGTATTGATGACGCGACTCCCGAAGAGTGGGACACAGTTAGAGCACTGAACAACCTGTCCATTAGGAAGCCGAAGCAGGTAGACCCTGTGGAGCAACCTGACCACTACAACAAGGGAGCAATCGAAGCCATCGAAGCAATCAAAGCGTCCATGCCTGAACACGAGTTCAACGGTTATCTCAAGGGTAACGCACTGAAGTACCTCTGGCGCTACGACTACAAAGGGAAACCAGTGGAGGACTTGCGTAAGTGCCGCTGGTACATTGAACGACTAATCAAGGAATTAAATTAATGGACGCATATCAACAGTACATTCACAAGTCACGGTACGCTCGTTACCTACCAGAGGAACAGCGGCGGGAGACTTGGGAAGAGACAATCGACAGATACCTAAACTTCTGGATTGAGAAAGGCAGGCTCACTCTTGAGGAGGCCAACGGTATCTTTTCTGACATCCACAACTTAGATGTCATGCCTTCTATGAGGGCGCTTATGACTGCAGGAGAAGCGTTGGACCGTGACAATGTCGCTGGGTTTAACTGCTCCTACTTACCTATAGACCACCCTAAAGCGTTTGACGAGATGATGTACGTCCTAATGTGTGGTACTGGCGTAGGGTTCAGTGTCGAACGTCAGTACATCAGTAAGCTACCAGAAGTAGCGGAGGACTTTCATGCCACAGATACAATTATACATGTCGCTGACAGCAAAATTGGTTGGGCCAAGGCTTACAGAGAACTTATCAGCCTGCTCTATTCGGGCCAAGTTCCAAAATGGGACGTGTCTGGAGTACGACTTGCAGGGGCAACCCTTAAAACTTTCGGAGGTAGAGCAAGTGGTCCAGAACCTCTTGTCGATCTGTTTAAGTTCACCGTTGACGTCTTTCGGGAAGCTGCTGGACGTAAACTTAGCTCCATCGAATGTCACGATCTCTGCTGTAAGATTGCACAGATCGTCGTTGTCGGGGGTGTCCGTAGGTCCGCTCTCATCAGTCTGTCTAATCTTACCGACGATAGACTTAGACGGTGCAAATCAGGACAGTGGTGGCAAGATAATCCACAACGTGGTTTAGCCAACAACTCAGCATGTTACACAGAGAAGCCAGACTTTGAGGCATTCCTAAATGAGTGGAAAAGTTTATACGAGTCCCGCTCCGGAGAACGAGGTATGTTCTCTAGAGTCGCAAGTCAAAAGCAAGCTGCAAGAAACGAGCGACGAGATGCTACCTATGATTTTGGAACTAATCCATGCTCAGAGATCATCCTCAGGCCCTACCAGTTCTGTAATCTATCAGAAGTTGTTGTCAGGGCGTCCGATACGTTGTCAGACCTCAAACGAAAAGTACGTGTTGCAGCTATCCTTGGGACTCTTCAGGCTACCTTAACTGACTTCCGTTACCTACGTAAGGTATGGCAACGAAACACCGAAGAAGAAGCACTGCTGGGTGTGTCGTTGACGGGTATTATGGATCATCCAACTCTATCAGGAAGGAGAGACAAAGGTGTACTCAAGACTTGGCTTACTGAACTCAAAGAAGAAGCGGTTAAAACTAATGCAGAATGGGCGAAACGTCTTGGTATTAATGTTTCTACCGCTATTACTGCTGTTAAGCCTTCCGGCACTGTGTCTCAGCTTGTTGATTCTGCTTCTGGTATCCATCCTAGATACTCAGATCAGTACATTAGACGAGTCAGAGCGGACTCAAGAGACCCCCTCTGTCAAGTCTTAGAGGCCGCAGGAGTGCCTGTAGAGGACGATGTAATGTCACCCACTACCAAGGTATTCTCCTTCCCCATAAAGTCTCCTGAGGGGGCTGTGGTGGCCTCTGAGATGGGTGCAATGGAACAACTTGAGCTATGGGAGATTTATCAGGACTACTGGTGTGAGCATAAGCCGTCCATGACATGCTACTACCGTGATGATGAATTTCTTGAGGTAGGCCAATGGTTGTACAACAAGTTCGACAAGATAAGTGGAGTATCGTTCCTCCCTTATTCCGAACATACGTACCAACAGGCTCCTTACGAACCCATAGACTTAGAGACCTATGAGAAGCTGAAGAAGGAGTTTCCTGAGTCCATCGACTGGACAATCTCAGAAAACTCTGACATGACGGAAGGGTCTCAGCAGTTAGCCTGCACCGGCAACAACTGCGAGTTGTAACTTACGGGGGCCTTAGCGCCCCCTTTTTTACTTAGGTTTAATTATGAACATCAAGCGTGACATCGAAATACGAATCAAAGTTCTTGAGAACAAGTTGACTAAGTCCATACCTGCTGCTCGCAACAACGAGATACGTGGAGAGATTATGGGCCTGAAGTGGGTGCTAGAGCGTCTCTAACGCTCTTCTTCTTCTCCTCCAAAAAGATTACCCAAAAGCATACCCGCTCCTGTGTTCTGTAGTCGCGCCCCTGTAACGGCTCTAGGATCAGCCTCAAGGCCGGCAACGTCCTCAACAATACTCTTGTAACCAGTGTCTCTAGCAGCAACCTCCTGTCTAGCAGGTATGTCAACTTCTCCTGAAATAGTAGACCTTGGTTTAGCTGATTTAAGATCAAACACAAGAGGAGGAGTAGCAGAAACTACCCTGTTAGGCATAATTTTTTCTAGAGGTCCTCCGATTACAGGCGCGTTCTCTAGGAAATTGTTTTCGTCAGAAACAACAGCAGTTAGCTTACCTTCAGGAGTTAATTTAGCTACGTAGTTAACACCGCCTTCAGTAATTGCAGTTCCTTGGTACGAACCTGTTATATAAAAACCACCGTTCTTTTCGACATTCTTTAGTATTTCTGCGTCGGTTTTGCCCATTGACGGATGAATGCTTATTTTGGAAGACCGCAATCCTTCTAGTATTTCTACACTTGAAGGGCTTTTGTCAGGGCCTATAATTTTTTTAAGAGCAGTCATAGGAGACCCTCTCTTCATAGCAAAGTCGTAAAGATGGTTTCCTGTTTGTCTTGACGTGGGTGACTTAATATTAATAGTAGGAGAAGGAGCGTCTGCAACACTAACGCCTCCCCTACCTTTCCACACGTTACCTACATGCTCACCAAAGAACTTAAGGTCTTTTTCTGACACTTCTCCCAGTGCGTCTGCTTCTTTAATAAGACGACCATAGGCCTGAGGCGTGTACTCTACAGTGTCACTAAGATAACTAAGCCTTCTAATGAGATCCAGCCCCGACTCCGAAGGGCCTTCAAAACCTACACGACCTTGAGTCAAGAAACTTTGTTGTCCCTGTGATATAACTTTTGATGTGTCTCTTCCCGAAACACCCTTGGGATTTTCTAGGGCTTCTCGTGCTACCTGTCTCGTTGTAGGGTCTACTCCTGTAGTGGCTAGTAATGCCCTTCTTTCAGGACTAAAAATATTTAGAGTTCCTTGTTTTGCGCCTTCAAACGCCCAAGAAGCAAAGTCTGCCGCCCTTTGTCGAAACTGTTGTGCTTCTACTGGGCTATCAATCTCCCTGATTTTATTTGCAGCCATCTTACCGTACTTAGGTATTAAGTCAAATCTTCTAGCGTACTTTTCTTTGTTTTCAAAAAATTCAATATCTTTTTGAGCGGGGTCTGCGTCAATCGGTTTTCCTTGTTTATTAACCATAGGTTCCCCTGTTTCGGGGTCTATTTTTTTAGGCATGTCTGTGGGGCCGTAGTGGTTAGGTATGTAGTTTCTAGGCCCTGTTAAAAACCCTGTTTTCATGAGGCCAAAATTATCAATAACAGCGTCTGCTGCTTGATTTATCATTTGGCTGCCTTTTTTGAAAAGACCTGCTCCAGCGTAATTTGCGGGGGTTCTTCCTTCATTATATAAAAAGTTAGGTACAGCCATTAAGTCCATTGTTGTCGTTTCCGAAGGACCAAAGGCATTAGGCCCTCCACGCATACGATCAACAGGAATTTCGTAGGGGTCTAAAACATCAGAACCACCGACAGGACTAAACAAAGACTCAACAACAGGAGCAAAAAAAGCAGAAGTAGCTTGCTGCGCTTGCTGTCCGTAAGTCTGTGCTTTAGAACCTACCCTAGAAGCTCCCCTACGTAACGCTAGGTACTCTTCCCTTTTCTTCTGAAAATCACTCACTCTCTTCTTCCTTAATCTCTTCACGAGTCTGGTCAATGAGGTCAACAAGAAGGATTCTGTCCATCTCTAGTTCTTTCAAGGCAGTGCCTTTGGTTAGAGGAATTGCTTTGTCAATAGCAGAAAGCATAGAGGCATAAATTCTTGCCCTATTGCGAGCCTTAAATGTCTGTATCGTGAGGTACGCTGTGGCACCTAAAGTACCAGCGCCTAGAGCAGGTATAGCACCGCCAGTGAGACCCAAGGCTGTAGTACCTGTTGCACTAAGGGCCAGAACGGTGTTAGGCAAAAGGTCTACAGACTGTAAGTTACGCACTGCACGACTAACTACGTCTCTAGCCTCTGCGTTACGCTTGGGCAGCATGTCTTCCATAGCTGTGATACCGTGGAACTGCTTAGTCAACAGGTTGTGTAACTGGTCTCCACTGGTGTTGGCCTTTAGTGTGTCGTTAAGCACACCACGGATTTTTCTAGCGGCAATGCTGCGAGCCTTTGGCGTTCCGCTGAAGTCATTGATTAAGTCGTCAAACTTTCGTCGAACCTCTAATACACCTAAAAGGTCTGAACCTCTGGTCTGCACGGACTCAAGGACAATTTCTGACAACTCAGCAAGCTGCTTTTGTATGTCTCCGCTTGCTATACGGATAAGGTCGTCACTCAAGACTTCTTCAATTGCTCCTTGCATGTCCTTTAAAAATTTGTCTGAATCGATAGCCTTGTTTTGAGCTGTTATGATCTTATCAGTTGTTTGTTTAGCCGCGTCTACTTCTTTCTGCACTTCACGGTAATTGTAGGTGTACGACCGTTTTGGCTTTACGCCTTTCATGTCGGTAACTGTGTCAATAACCAAGTTGTCAAAGTCACTAGGTTCCCACGTCTTTGTACGTAAGACACCTTTTTCTTCAAACACGTCTCGCATCTCTGGTGTTACAGGTTCCAACAGAAGCGTAACACCGTCCTTCTTGTTTTCTCTTACGAGCCTTGTGGCTTCTTTTTGTGCGCCTCTTTTGGCTAGGTCTAGTCTAGGTATGTCCGGTCTAGGGCTGAACAAGAGTCCTACGTCCACAGCGGACTCAAAGCGTTCTGCTGCTTCAGGCATACGCTGTTTAAACGCTTGGTAGCCTGCGTCACCTAAAGAAGCTGCTTGGGCTGCTAGTCGGAAGGCGTCCGTGTCTTTGATTCTGTCGTAGACTGCTTCTGCTCCTTCCTTAACTGAATTAGGAATCCAAGAACTAAGATAGGTAGACAATGTTGCACCACCTGCCCTAGCTGCCTGAGAGCCTCCAATAAGGGCTAACTCTGGTGCTCTGTAAAGCTGCTCTAGAAGGCTTGGGTCGTCTCCTGTGACATTTTGAAAACGACGAGACACCTCAGGCCCAAACCGCTCTAGTTCTCCTCTGAGGGTTTCTCGTGCAGCCATCTCAGGTTCAAACCCACTAAGAACAGGAGTAGTAGTAGAAGGCGGACCATAAAGGTCTGCAGCAGCTTGAGCCAACTCTTGTGCTGCTTCTTGATTCCCTGCCGCTAAAGCAGACTTAATAGCCTGTTGATACTGCTGTTGTGTAATTTGCATAAACGCCTCTTACTATTGCATTGCTTGCTGTAAGTACAAATTAGCTTCGTCAGACAAACCCGGAACAGGCTCAAAAGGACCTGTAGGCGTGACTTCGGGTTCCACTCTTTCTGGAGGCATGTCAACCAGAGGGTAGAAAGCCATGCCTGCTTTTTCACTTCCTTTTAGTTTGTTGTCTACCGCCCCTCTAAGGGTGTTGTACTGGGTAATCGTTCGTACATTTTGCTTCCTAATGGTAGTCAACAGTCTACGCATAGCTCCAGTACTCATTCCAATGTCGCCTGCTACTACTTTTTCTGCAAACTCTCTGTCCTTGTCTGACAAACCTGTACCAGCACCTAAGTTGGTAATGTAGTCAGCAACACGAGCACCTGCCAATGAAGCGTATTCTTCCGTGTCTTCGATCTGGTCTGCATCTGATATATCAATACCTGCTACACGCGCTGCTCTGGCAACGTCCATTCTAAAAGTAGCACCGTAGCCTGTGTACATGTTGTCAATGTTTTCAAGAGATGTGTCAATAGACTCAATACTGGTTACAGCTTTGTTTGCAGCATCAAGGCCGTCTGACAAACGACCAACACCTTCACCCATGATTTTTTCTGCCAACGTGCCGCTGAGGTTTTCAATACGTTGAATTTCAGGTGGCGCTCTATTTAGACCCAGTTGTTGAGCAGAGACCCATGTGTTGTTCTCTCTGTCGTACACTTGTCCTCCTTCTGTACGGAAAGGCAGCACTTTGCCGTTTTGTAAGAAGAATTCAATGTCACCACCACGTTGGCCTGTGAGTACGTCATTAAACACTTGGTCAGGCGCTTGGCCTAGTCCTAGCTCTTTAAACAGTGCGTCACTGATTCCACGCTGCCTAGCTAACTGCTTACGCTGGGCTGGTGTTTGCGTTGGCATGTTCTTGAGGCGGTAGTCAATCATAGTGCCTACAAGGTCACCAAGTTCCTTATTGTCAGTCACGTTTTCAATCTGAGCCGCTAAGTCGTCAAGACCAAGGTTTT